CATGCCGCAGAAATCGGTGATAGTGACGCCTGCAGTAACCCTTCGCCTTCAGGCGTTCATCGCAATCAATCACGCTGCACGCCGGTAATTCTGATGACCCACTCTTCGCGCCCGTGTCCGATGACTTCCCAGTCGACGCCGGTGGCGTCGGCGAACTCTTTCCATGCTCGTTGCTCATGCTGTAATACTAACTCATCAGGGCCGTAGCCGTACCATTCGTCGAACACGCAGTAGGTGCCGACCTGCAGGTGGGGGCCAACATATTTCAGGGCTGTCGCTGTCGACGAGTACAGGTCGGCGTCGAAGTGCACCAGCCCGATGTGGCCGAGCTCAGCGAAGTCGAAGCCGGGGAGCGTCTCATGGAACCAGCCCTCCACGATCGTTGCGTTCTCGACCTGCGGGATACCGAAAGCCAGGGAATGCTGCGGGAACTCGGGCCGCCAATCCTCGGGCAGCCCCAGCCCCGAATCGAAGCCGGTGACCGGCATGTATTCGGCGATGACGCGGGTCGACTCGCCGGTGCCGACACCGAACTCGACCGCCCACCCCTTGGGCTGGGTGCCGATGACATGCCACAGCGCCGGGTACGGGCCGTCGTAGTCCGGTATGGCGGGGCCGAGCCCGTAGTCCTGCGGCATCACTCCGCCGCGCCAGACAGACGCTGCGCGGAGCTGACGTTGGTGAACCGCTCCATCGCCCGCGCCTCCTCGGGTTCCATCACACCCGAGTCGATCATGGTCTTGTACGCCTGGGCGCGCTCGAGCAGCGACGGGCGGGTGTAGTCGTCACGATTGATCTCCAGGGTCTGCGGTGAGGGCAGCGCCCAGCTGTCGAGGGCCGCCATGACGGCCGTCGCCTTCGGTCGGAGGCTGGACCGGTCGTGGAAGGAGAACAGCTGCTCGATGTTGCTGTAGGTCAGCGACCCGGTAGCGCCGGGCAGTCCCACCAGGAAGGGCGGCACCCCCAGCAGGATCGCGATGCGCGCCTCGTTGAACTGCGTCAGCTCCATCAGCGACAGGTCCTGGGCGCTCATGCTTTTGGCCTGGTTGAGGGTCGCGCCGTTCGCGACGAGCGCCGGATGCCCCGCGTATTTGGCGCGGGACTCGATCCAGCGGTCCATCATGTCGGTGGCTTCGGACGCGGTGATCTTGCGATCCACCCCCAGCCAGTACATGGGCACGCCACCGGTCTCAGTCAGGTTCTTCACGTACCGCTGCAGCAACCCGATGACGACCTGGCGGTATCCGGCCGCTTCGAGGGGGCCGTGGCCGTGGGCGTTGTCGGTGGTGGACTGGTAGCGGATGTGCAGAATCTCGTCGGTGACGTTCAGGGAGCCGACCTTGTATTCGCGCCGGCCGCCGGTGCCCAGCTCGACGGTGACGAGCCACGGCGGGATGACGCGGAACCTGGCGGGGTAGCCGTCGGCGCCGTGCGCCATCGGCAGCACGAAGGCTTCACCCATCTGGTAGTCCCAGAACAGCTGCTTCGCAAACTCATTCCACGAGCCGTAGACGGTGGGGTCGGGGTTCGACATCCACGCCACGGACGGGATGATCTGCCCGCCGCGCATCCGGTACAGCGGCATCGACGACAGGACCGACGAGTTCAGGTCGATGCACGCCCAGGCGATATCGATGAGGTTCTTCGTCGCGGCCGCCGCGGACGGCGACGTGTAGGCAGGTGTCGACCATTCGGAGGGGTAGCCGGACCAGGAGGACGGCTGCACCCACGGCAGGGAACGGTTCTCGGTGGGCTCGGCCAACCCGCTGATGTCCACCATGTCGGGGTCACCGGGGTTGTAGTCGGCGGCACCGCCCTCGTTGGCAAAATCGGGGACACTCGGGACCGCGAACAGGTTGCTCCAGAATCCCAATGGGACCACCCACCTTTCATCAACTGCGCTGATTGTATGCTGTCCGGTTTCCGGACACGCCTACATCAGGACCGGCAATGGCTTCGCTGCCATCCCCCAGCGAAATAACGCACACGCGCAGGCCACGGCGGGGGACAGGTTGACGCTGTAGTTCTTGCGATCGAACACCTCGGACTCGCCGGACGTGACGAACCGTGTCCTGGTCATCAGCATCGCCGTGTTCAGCTCATTCTGGTCGAGGTGGCAGATCGTCTTGTTCTTGATCGCCTCCTGCATCGTGGCGTACGCGGCGGCCACATCGGTCTGGGCGAGGCGAACGTATTCGATGTTCGCCTCCACGAGGGCAGGCTCGAGCGCGCGCGCGGCGCCGCTGGTGATGGCGACCTCCACGATGTCGCGGGATTCCATCAGCTTCTGCACCGCGGCGACCGCGCCCGCTGCGGTCGTCTCGGCGGCCATCAGGAGGACCCGCTCACCCTTCTCGGTGCCGGTGTCCCCGGCCACCCCGATCCAGCAGTGCCGCCGGTCGGGGCTCATGTCCACGACGAGCGCGGCACGGTCGGGGGTGTCGGCGCTGACCTCGGCCAGGTCGGACCAGGCCGCGATGTCGAAGCTGGACTGCTCGTCGGCGTCCCAGAAGCCGAGCGCTTCGCGCTGGAAGCCGGCGTCGTCGAGGCGTCTGCGGAGCCGCTGGATGGAGACGACGGGGGTGCGCTGCGGGCACGACGGGTTGGCGCGCAGCCACTGGTCGATGTCGTCGAGGTCGTCGATGTTGTCGGCGCCGACCTCGATCCACACCATGTCGGTGGCTTCACCGGAGGTCGCTTCCTGCCGCATCACGGTGAACATCTCGGAGTTGTCGGTGGGCTTCGGCGGGGTGCCGCAGTAGATATGCAGCCCCAGCCGGGACGTGTTGAGGGTGGCGAGCATGTCCTGCATGGCGCGCTGGGTGAGGATCTGCGCCTCGTCGGACATGAGGACGTCGACGCCGGGGATGCCGCGGCCGAAGCCGCGTTCCCGTGCGCCGAACAGGATGCGGCTGCCGTTGATGAACTCGACGGCTTCGTCGCCGGACCCGAGGTACACCTTCTTGATGAACGGCTTGATGCGTTCCCGTTTGCAGTACGACTGGACGGCCTGGAAGGTTTCGCTGTTCGTCTTCACATGATGGCTGGTCCAGATGATCAGCAGCCCCTCGGTTTCCACGCACAAACCGAACATCAGCGCGGTGAGGGTGAAGGTGTTGTGGGTGGCGACCAGGTCACGTCCGGCGAGGAACAGCCCATCCTCGGAGTCGACTTTGATGCAGCGCACCGGGCGGGTGGCGACCCGCTCGATCGACTTGATCGAGACTGTGTGGCGGCCCTTGCCGCCGTCGGTGGACGTGATGCGATCAATCTTGCGTTGCAGCCGGAACGGCGTGTGCTCGTCTGCGAGTTTCGGGGTGAACGTGACGCGGTACTTGATGCCGTAGTCGCGTCCGTCTAGTGTCGCCTTGCCTTCGTTGAGGGTGGCCCGCCAGCCCAGCGATCGGGCGAGGAACAGTGCACCGTCGGCCAGGTTTTTGGTCATGGAGCAGAACTCGATGGTGCCGTGCTGGCTGGTGATGTGACCGTCGGTGTCGAGCAGTCCTTGCAGCATCGCCAGCCGCTGACTGGTGGATCCGATCAGGTACTGCTCGGGGATGTGCTTGTTGTTGAGGACGTCGAGTTCGCGGAGTTGCGCAAAGAAACCGCCGGGTACATTGACGCCCCACCTGACGCTGCCGCCGTGGTCGTCGCGACGGTAGGTCGCGGGGAAGGGGCTGGCGTCGAACACAGCCCTCCAGTGGTCGATGTCCTGTTCACCCATCGTGAGTTGCGCGCCGGACGATGCACCGTTACCGAGCCACGCGCCCAGCAGGTACGGGTCGGCCAGCAAGTCCTGTTCAGGCAGGTCTTGTAGGCATTCTTGTCGGGGCAGGATGAACCGGTATTCGTTGGTCTGGTACTTCTTACCGTCTGTGGTCGAGCTGCGCGATCCTGCGGCGTAGCGACTCAGGCCCTCGTCCAGCATCTCCTGCGTCGTCAAGGTGCGCTCACGGAATAGCCGCTTCCCGTTCTCGCGGTACTCCTTGCGTTTGTCGGTCACCGTCCACAGGTGCTCGGCGTCGGCGATCAGCGTGCGGCCGTCGGTGGTGGTCACCTCGTAGCAATCGTGGTCGTACATGATCGGGTGCACCTCGGCCACCCGCACTGCGTGACCGTCTGGATGAAACACCTCGTCACCCACAACAAGGTCGCCGTTTGCCACCCAGCCATTATTACTGGTCAGAACCGGAGTGTCGATAGCCAGCGGCTTCCCGACCTGGCGGGGCAGGCTCATCCCGAACCCGCCGACGGTGTGGGCGAGGGCCCCGTCTGCGCGGTAGGCGAGCGCGAGACCGCCGATGCCGTCCTGCCAGCGATCCAGGGTGAGACCGAGACGTTCGGTGCAGGTCTGTTTCACGCCCGGCCAGTACGATCCTTCGATGTCGGCGGGCACGACGAGCTTCTTGGCGACCTCGGAGAGTTTCCGGTCGACGCGGGTCGGGTCGGGCTCAGAGCTCGTCGGCGGCGCTCCACTTCTTTCCGGCTGTGGTGCTGGCACTCTCCCCCTCCTTCTTCTTCTGGATCTCCTCGCGGCCGTTGATCTCCTTCATGACGTCCTGCAGTCGGCGGGTCAGGGAGGACAGGTCGCGGACCGGGCAGCTGTCGATGGCTTCGGCGAGCCGGTCGCGCAGGGCGTAGAGAAGTTTCAGTTCGTCGCCGGTGGCTGCGGCGACGGTGACGGGCTGCAGCCCGTCCGGGTCGTCACTCATCGTCGTCCTCCGACAGTTCGAGGTTGCGGAATCGGCCGGGCGGGCCGGTGGGCGGCGGCGTGGCCGGCGGGTCGGGCGGCAGCCAGGTTTTCATGGTGGTGCTGGGCGGAGCGACGGCCAGGTAGTAGTTGGGGTAGATCTCGCTGGTGCCGTCGTTCACCGGGGGGAACGTCACCTGCCCTTCGAACACGACCCATTTGCCATCGTCGGAGACGGTGAAGCTCGGCTTGTCCGGTTTCCGGACAGCTGCATTCTCGTCCTTGGTGGACCCGAAGATCGCAGCCTCCACGGCGGCGCTCCTGGCCTCCGCGGCCCTCTTGCCATTCCAGGCTTCGCGCATCGCTTCGACGTCGGCCAGCGTGTAGGGCCGGCTGGGGCCCGTGCACTGAACTATCTGCCCGTACGCATTCTTGCGGTGGATGTAGGGGCAGTCGGCGGGATGCGCGCTCACGAGAAGAACTCCAACGCAGACGGCGGCTTCCGCGTCGCGGCAGCAACGCGCGCCGCGTCCTCGGCCCGCACCTCCGACAACGGCCGATTACGCCGCAAGTTGTTGCACGGCTGGCACGCGCCCCGCAGATTGCTCCGCAGATACCGCAGGTCCGGACGGTGCGACACCGGGATGATGTGGTCGGCGGTGTCCGAGCGGCCCCGACACACCGACAGCTGCAGACGGCAGATCGGCTCCTCGGCGATCACCCGCAGGCGCAGCTTCTTCCACCGCTGCGATGTCAGCAGGCCACCGGAGCGCGGCTTCGGCCTGCGCCGCGGCGGCGCGCTCACCGGTTCGTCACTTTCATCGCCCACTCCCTCTCCGTCCCCGCAACCTCGATGTCCACATTTTGCCCGGTCATCGTCGCTTCGGCTACCACGCTGATCACAGCTTTCATCCACGGGTCCGGCTGAGCGGCCGGATTCAGCACGTCTTTGAACACGTCGGGCGGGGTGAACTGCCAGTTCCCGAGCTCGGCGTCCAGCTCGACGACCTGGTTGATGACGAGCCGAATGTGCGGGGAACCGATCATCGGGCGTTCAAGCCTTTCATCAGTTGCTTCTCGTCGATCATGACGTACGGACTGTTGGTGACGGTCAGAACGAACAGCGGCTTGGTCCGGCGCTTGTCGGCCTTCGAATACACGGGGACGTGCCGGGAGGGGGCGGCGGCCTTCGCGACGTGGAGCTCTTCGAGCTCGCCTTTCTCGACGACCCTGTGGTCGGTTTCGATGAGCGCCACGATCGCCTCACTGAGAAGCATCGCGGTTTCGGTGACCACGTCGGCCATCTCGGGTGGCATCCCGGTGGTCCGGAAGAACGGCAGCAGCACCGGGATGGGGTCGCCCTGTTCTCGACCGGGGTGCATCATCCCGTCACGCAACCCATTAGCGATAAGCTCTGCGATCTTTTTGTTCGCCATTGCATCGAAGTTAGCGGCACGACGTGCATCATGTCAACAATTACGGAGACAGATGCCCTACTGTGTAAGCCATGCCCGCCAACAAATGGGACCAGGCCAAGTGCCGAGGCATCGAACTTCCATGGACCGACGACCAGGAACCCAACCAGTTCGAGCAGAAGCAGATGCGCGAACTGTGCGGCCGCTGCCCCGCACGACAAGCCTGCGCGCGACACGCGCTGGGCCTCAACGGCGAATCCGGAGGCTTCTACGCCGGCACCTGGCTGCCGTGGCCCAGCGTCAGCAAGAACTACATGGGGCGGCGGCGCGCAGCCCGGGGAGCACTACGCCAAGCCGCCGGTCACGGCTTCGGGAGGAGCACCCACAATTTGGTGCCCTCGACCTGAGCGACCTTCCCCTCGGTGGTCAAAAACACCAGCACGTCCTTCACCAAGCCTCGATCCCTGGCCGCGATCTTCCTCGTGAGGTCGCGGTTGGCGATACCGGCGGGCATGGACTCCCTGATCTTGATGAGCAGGTTCTTCCCGACCCGGCGAGCAGCATCCTGCTGTTCCGTCTGCTTCCCCAAGTCAGCGAATGCAAGCTCCATGCCGCGCAGCTTCCCCTTGTCGCGTGCCTCGTTCTCCTTCGCCTTCTGCAGAGCGTCGACGCATGCACCCAACTCCCGCGCCGATACCGCCGCCACGATGCCCGACAGCCGCCAGTCCTCCAGGTTCACCTCCAGCCGGGACTCCAGAAACGCCAACGCGTACGCCATCTTCAGCCGGCAGAACATCGCGTGCCCAGAGAGCCCGTCATCATCGTCGTCATTGTCGTCGCGGTTCCGCGCAGCGGCGGCCTCCCGCACCTCGGCGATCACCTCATCGGGAAGGGTGACCAGACCCGCCGAATCCAGCCGCCACTTCGACGTCAGGTTCGGTGTCAGCGTCAGCGGCTGGCCCTGCAAGTCGACCGGCCAGTCGGGGGCATCCGCAGTGATCCGCGAATCTCGGGCGGGGAACCACATGAACCGCTGCGGAGTGCCGCCGCCATCATCCTCAAGAAGGGCGCCCACTCGGGTCGGCTGCGCTGAGATGATCATCGTCATCCGGTAGGTGTGCTCGGCGACGCTCTCACTCTGCCTGCCCCGATAGGACAGCGACAGTGTCCCGCCCACGAAGCCTTCCCGCAGGATGCTGCCCGTGGTCGACCCGGCACGGTTCTTCATCGCGCCCAGCGTGTCCACCTCGGGAACGTCGAACATCACGGCAGTGACAGGCTGCGGCGGATTCTCGCCTTTGCCGGGGGCCCGCTTGTACAGCTCGATCATTCCCTCACCGGACCCGATGCTGGAGACGTTAATCGCGGCGGAGGGCACCAGTTCCTTGGCGACCGCCATCGCCGCGCCTTTCCCGCTACCGGACGGGGCGACCACTGCGCCGAACCAGTTGAGCGACCCCTTGCTGCCGATGATCGGTGGCAGTACCACGGAAGGGGGGACCAGCTGCAGCGCCCTGGCTATGGAGCACGCGAACACCGCCCACGGCGACACCATCCGGTTCAGCGCCGCCGAGAAGATCAACGCGTGCTGCGGACGGGCAGTCCAGAAATCCTCTTCGAGAGCTTCCAGCTCACTCAACGGTTCTGGGGGCGGCGGGGGCGCAACGCCGGGGGTTTCGCCGGTAGCGTTGGGGTCGATGGCCCCGGCGTCGGCCCGATACACGTTGGCACCTTGGGCGTCGGGGTCATCATCATCGTCAAGAAGGCCGCTGCCGTCCATCGCCATCTTGAGCCAGTCCATGATCCCCGGCTGGGACAGTTCGCGGGCGACGTTGTTGTTGGTGACCATCCGGTTGAACTCTTCGACCGACTGCTCCTTGGTCCGCGAGCCGTCCATCGTCACGACCGCGGTGAACACCTCCCGCAGCGTCGCCAGCGACCCATCCACGCCGGGTTGGCCCTCGGCGCCCAACCGCAGGATCGCCATGACATGGCGCAGGCAGGTGTCGTGCCGCGACATGCCTGGCATGTTCAGCTCTTTGATCGCCATCGCCAGCCGGTTGTTCACCATCATCGACGGCTCCCCCGGCGTCACCGCCTGGCGGGTGTCGAAGCTGGCGTCAACGTCCAGCGCGCGGGGCGTCAACTTCAGGCCTTCGATCCACGCCGCGGGGAGGTCGGGAATCTCGTCGAGAGGCGGGATGGCCTTGGTCTGGCCCTTGCTGTTGCGCCACCAATACCCGCTGCCCTCGGGGTGAATCGACGGCCAGCACACCACATACCGGTGGTGGGGTTGGATGACCTCGATGTCACCGATCGACATCTCGGGGAACACGATCACCGACTCGAGGAGGGTGCCCTCCGGAATCCGGAACAGCCGAATGCCGGACACCTGATCGTCTTCGCGGCTGGTGGATCGCGGCCCCTCTGGCAGCGGACCCCACCTGCGGATCGCTTCGTTGATGGCGCGCGCACCGGTCTTCGCGCCGTAGGCGTCGACGTCGATCCCGACGATCCCATCGGGGAGGCGCAGGCACAGGTTGCCGGTGGGGTACAGCTCGCACCATTCGAGGATGTCAGCGTATGACGGGGTCTTGCCGTCGTAGCCGGTGAACCCGCCCGGCGGTGGCCACTTACTGCCGCGTTTCAAGGGGAGGATGCCGCGCCACCCGTTGTCCCAGTAGGCCTGCGCGGCGTCGGCATACCCGGGTTCCGGCTTGTCCGGTATCACCGAACCGAGCCTACGTCAGCAGGGTCGGCCTGTTCGGTGTACCGGTTCATAGGTCCCTCTCGGCGTCGGCGCCGGCCTGGAAAGCCAACTCGGTCTCGGCGGCCAACTGGTCAGCCGACATGATCAGAAACCCAGCATCCTCCAGCGCGAGTTCCACCGCGGCTGGCATGAGGTGCCCAGGATGCAGATCATAAGCGATGGACAGCTGCTCGCGGAGCACATCGCGCGCAGTGATTTTCTGACGCTTCGGCTTGCGACCCGGCATCCGGACCCTCATTCGGAATCTCCTTCGAAGCAGTGATCGTGAACCTGGTCGGCCCAGTCGAGTGTCCGGTTTCCGGACGGGGGCCGCTGGCATTGGCCGACCGGATGCGGGGAACCGCACCGATTGCAGTACGGGTCGCCGCTCACAGCTCGCCGCCGTAGTTGATGCCGGTGGCATTGAGCTTCTTCCCGCGCAGCGCGGCATCCAAGGTGGTCACGGCGTGGTCGGTGTGACGCTCATGCACGTAGGCGAGGGTGACGTGCGCCCGATACTCGACGAAGGTGTCGATGTGCGGCAGGAACCGCAGCCGCCGGTTCGCCTCACGCAGGTCGTCGGTGATGGCGAGGTGGGCGATGACGCACGAATACGGTTCACCCATCTGGCCTGGGAAGAAGCCGACGTGGTCGACGGTGACACTCGACAGGTCCAGCCCCTCGAGCAGCTCGTCGACCGACTCCCGCTGGTTGATGCCCGCGTCGTCGTCGGGGGTGAGCCCGTACAGCAGCGTGCAGTGGGCGGTGTCCTCGGCGACCGGCCCGCGAACGTAGCGCAGCGCGTCGGCGTGGCTGTGATAGAACCAGTCGCCGGGATCGCCCAGAATCTCGGACACCGGCACCGGCTCCACGTCGAGCATGATGCACCCGAAATGGCCCAGCCTCATCCCGATCCGCTCATAGACAGCGGGGTAGTCGTACACGCTCCTGGGCCTCGTCATGACGTCTGCGCCTCCATCTTCTCCCTGGTCAATTCCAACACCCTGTTGGCGCGCGCCAAGATCAGCACCAACCAGGCAGCCTCCGCGGGATGGCTGTTGATGGCGCGCAGCAGATCGTCGCGGACACCGCCCAACGCGCCGACCGCCCGATCCGTCGCCAACAGCATCGCGGCCGCCTTCTTCTGCGGATACGCAAACCACAGCACATCGTCATGGGTGAACGTGGCGACCGTGCCGCGGGGCAGCCCGTCGCTGAACGTCACCTTCTTCATCTTGGAGAAGTCCTCGCTCACGGCTGGCCCTCCATCTCCCGCAGGAACCGGTTCACCATGTCGAGGGTGCGTTCGTCGGGGGCGTCACCGCGCCACAACGCGAACGCGATCAACGCGATCCGCAGCTCGGTGGGCGTGAACAGCGGCTCATCCATCGGTGGCCGCCGCGGGGAGCAGGCTGTGCGCCCAGTCGATCAGGGCTTGATCCTCGGCAGGAACACGGTCGGCGTTCACACCCCACAGGATGCGACGCCACGTCACGCGGTATTTCATCTTCATGTGCTGAACCTCTGTTGTCGTGGGGAGGGTGATGAAGGTGGTGGGGCAAACACGGGGGGGAGGCTGCCCCACCACCAGCTCATCAGTACGGGATCGGCTCGCCCATGGTGGCCGCCACCGTCTTCTTCGTCGCGAGGGGCATCTCGTCCCACGCCTGCTGCGAGATCGCCGCAGGCTTCACCGGCTCCGGCTCCGCCGCAGGAGCGGCAGCACCAGCCACAATGGCCTGAGTCGCCGGGTCCATCGCCGCCCACGCCGCCTCGGGAATGTTCGCCGGCCTCGCCGGACCGGCAGCTGCGGGTGCAGCGGGTGCAGCGGGTGCGGCAGCGGGTGCGGCGGGTGCGGCACCGTTCGCGGCGGTGGCCGGTGCGCCGTTGAAGTAGTCGCCCGTCACCGCGGGCGGCTCGTACGCGGCGGTGAACTTGTTGATCGGATTCATCGCCGGGTTGTCGTTCGGCGTCCGCTCCGTCAACGTCACCGTCAACCGGCCGCCCACCTTCGGCTCGTTGGAGCCCGCCTTGCGGAGCGCGTCCCCGACAGCGCCCTGCATCCAGCCGCCCACGTACAACGCGCGCGCTCCGTCGTCATCAGGGTCCGATGGGTCCCTTTCGGCGGTATCCAGGTCGATTCGGACCTGCATCTTGGGCTTCTGGGTCTTCTTGTTGAACACCGGCGAACCGTCGATCGGATCGGTGGCCTGCTGCGGCGGATGCACCATTTTGATGATGCCCGACACCTTCGTGCCGATCGGCTTCTCCTTCCACGAGAACGACTTGGAGCCGCCTGCGAAGAATCCACCGATGCTGTCTGGCTGAGTCATGAGTGATGTGTTCCTTTGGATGATGGATGATGGGTGAATTGGATGATGCGTCCGGAAACTGGACACCTTCCCCGCCGTGGCGGGTGAAGCTCAGGTGCCGTCGCCCTTGCATTGCAGCGGGCTGTCGGCGGTCGGCGAATACCAGGCGCAGAAACGGCAGTCGTCGGGTGATGCGGGAATCCAGCGGAACCGTTCGGGGTTGCGTTCCACGTCGAGATCGTTGGTGAGCATCAGCATTTTGAGACGGTCCTCTAAAACAGTCTCGGCGCGCGACCGGCTGTACGGCTCAGTCCACAGATGCATGTTGCGGAGCATCCCGCCGCGCGGGAACAACGCCACCGACACCGTGTTCACGGTGTGACCTGCCTGTTCGAACCCGTAGCCGTAGAGATGCACCTGGTTGCGGTACACCGTGGACATCTTCTTCTTGTACATCGTGAAGCGGTTCGCGCCAGGGAATTTGTGGTCGATGACCGCGCCGGTGTCCAGGTCGAACAGGTCGCAGGAACCGCCCAGGCCGGGGGCCACCTCGACCCGCTGCTCCGCGAGCCACCGGGTCCGGCCCAGCAGCCGGTTGGCGTGCTCAGCCGCCTCGTGCATCCAGGCGTGGGATGCGGTGCCGATGATGCTGGGCAGCGGATCGAACTGAGGATTGCACTCGTCGGCCTGCATGGTGCCGTAGGCGATCTTCCGCATACAGGGGTGGCCCACTTCGGAGGGGCCGAGTTCGACTTGGAGGTGCCGGGGTGTGGCGTTGTGCCAGGCCATCACCATGTCGGTGATCGCTCTGCGTCGGGGGTCCTCGACCGGGTTGGTGACGTCGAAGAACGCCGCGAGTTCACTCACTGGAGCCCCTGCTTGGCCTGGTCTGCACGGCGGTGGCGGCGTCGACGAGTATCTCGGCGAGCCTGTCGGCGGCGTCCAGCGCAGCGGCTGCGGCTTTCTCCCCCATGAATTCACCGGCGTCGGAGAGGTTCGTCCAGCACGACGATCCGTAGCCGACCGTCTGCGCGAACAATTCCTCGACGGTGGTGCATTCGGCGAACATGTTCCCGGCGTCATTCGCCATCGGTGACCACCTCGAACCGGCGCACCTCGGAGACCTTCTTGCACACCTCGTAGATGTCGGGGAACGTCTGCTTCAAGACCGACTGGTCGAGCGCGTTCCGCTTGTGGAATTTCCAGGTGACGACGGGGTGCCCGTCGAGCGATCCTTCGGTGTTGTCGCCGAGTGCTTCTTCGACGGCGTCGCGTGCGTCCTTCTCGACTTGGGCCAATTCGGCCTTCCGAAGTTTCACCCACTGAAGCGCTTCGACGGCCCAGCGGATGCTGTCGAGATCGGTTGACGCCATACCGAGAACCCTAGACCCTCCCACCGACAGCGGTCAAGGGCCGAGACGAAATGGGTGTGGGTCAAGACTCCGCTCGCTTGATACCTGCTGGTAGAAGGAGTTTGCTGGCTGCCCTCTGTCGTACGGCGTACATCCGTCGTACATTTTTCGGCTGCGTACGCCACTCCCAAACTACTACCCCCCCCTCTGATCTGGTCTTATATATATATTATATATATATATTTATTTTTTAATAAGGACAAGTACCAGGTCACAGCCCCGCTCGCTCGCGGACGCCCTCGCCGCGTACGACAGATGTACGCCTGTACGCCACACCTGGGCTTTTGCTTCGCTGCAGAATCTATTTGGTCTCAGCCCTTGACGAGATGGGGCGAGTAGGGCAGGCTAAACGGCATGAGCATCGTCTATGCGATCATGATGACCGCGGGGCTCGGCGGTACCGGCCCTGAAATCAGGGCTCGCCGCCGCATCCTCCAGCAGCTGGCCGACGCCGGCCCGGCGGGACTGACCCGCTCCGTGCTCGCGGGCCGCAAGGACTACCGCACCGGCGCAGCCCAGTTCGACCAGTTCGTCGCGGAGGGATGCATCGTCAGGGCGCCGTGGCCCCCTGACGCGGACGGGCGCACCAAACCCCGCTGGCGACTCTCCGCATCGACCATCGAGCAGCTCACCGTGATGTCGAAGGAGCCGTTGTGCACCGGCTCCGGAATATCGGTGGACCCCTGGAAGTGGCCTGAGCCAGAATCGGTCCCTGAACCCGAGGTCGAGACCTTCTGGAATCAACGGCCAGACCCCGATCATGACCCCGAACCAGTTTCCACCCATGAAGATTTCTGGAGCCAGCCCAACCCTGAACCCGTTTCCATGACTGAAAGTTTCTGGGAGTGCCACGACCCCGACTGCCACGACCCCGACCGCCCCAACCCCGCCGACCCCAGAGACCTGGAGAACTCCTTGCGATGAACAACGACCGCTCCAACAGCCCCAGCAAGATTCCCCCCAGCAGACTCACCGGCACCCTGGACCTGATGCCGCCCTGGATGGCTGCGGAGTACGCGTCGGTGCTGGAGCGGCGACGGGAACAGGCCGAGAAGCGGTGGGCGGAAACCGACGCCAAGAGGCGGCAGGACGCCCAAGTGGAGGCACTCCGGCGCGCCGAAAGGCTGGAAGCCCAGCGGCGGGAAACGGAACGCCCGCTCGGCTGGCCCAACCCCCAGTTCACCCTCACGGGCGGCGCCATCAGCTACAGCAGCGGGTCCGGCACCATGAGCATCCCCGGCAGCACCGCGATCTGGCGGGACGACCCCTTCGCGCCCAAGCCTCCTGCCCCCATGCCTGAGTCCAGGGGCCGATTCTCCGAGCTGGACTGGTGATGGCGGCCGCGCCCACCTGCGTCGACTGCATCGCAGAAGGCGTCACCACGGTGCGCCCCATTGCCAGCGGAACCCGCAAGAAGCGCTGCACCACCCACACCAGAGCCGCCAAGAAGCAGGCCAGGCTCAACGCTCACGCCCGAACCACCCAAAACCGGTTCCAGATCACCGGCGAGCAGTATTGGGCGCTCTACGAGGCACAGGGAGGTCGGTGCGCTGTCTGCCGCATCGCTACCGGCAAGACGAAGCGATTGGCCGTCGAGCACGACCACAAAGCCGAATGCATCCAACGCGGCGACCACCCCGCCGACACCGGCTGCCCCCTCTGCATCCGCGGCCTCGCCTGCGGACCCTGCAACCAGAACCTCATCGTCCACCCCGTCGACACCCTGCTGCGCGCCGTCGCCTACAAGTTCGCCCCGCCCGGCAGCACGTTCTTCGCGATCGCCCGGTTCTTCGCGCCCCGTCCGGAAACCGGACAGCCAAGCGAGGATGACGATTCCGACCCCCCAGCGTCCACGGAGAGCGACGAACACGCCCCGAACCAC